GTATTCCTCAACGTAACCGTTTTTAACTTCTTCAACTTTTAACTCGAATTTTTCAGTTATAAATGAATTTTTTGTCAATTCTCCGTCATTATCTGGTTCTAAGGTTTCTATATCGATATTAATATCTTTTTGGTCTGGCTCGTTCTCATAATCAGAATCACAAGCCCCCAAAACACACATAATCATAATTAATGCAATAATTCCGATTATAATATTTTTTATTATTATTTTCATTATTATCCAACTCTCCATCCTGTTTCTAAAATAATATCATCCAGACTATAACGAACTGCATCAATTGCGTGGTTATTTTTATCTGGATATTTGTTTATAAACGTATCATTTTTATTTTTTTCATATTGATATGTCGAAAATTCTCTCCATGTATTTGGACATCTATGTCTATCAATATAAATATTGTCTAAATCTTGTAACCATTTTACTCCATGCCTAACACTATCTGGGCCTTTCATGCATGGGGTGACATTCATTAGATATTCAAAATTCATTGTATTAATAGTTCTTTTCTCTGCACTGTCAGCCTTAATTGTCGTATAAGGGTCTATTTTATCTTCCAGTAGCTCACATAAATGCCTTGTAGATATTTCATATTCGTAAAGCTCGTCAAAAATAAAAATACTATTTTTATTTTTGACATAACATATTTTACAATATGCCGTTGGGTCTGCCGTAAATCCAAAATCTAACCCCTGGCGTATTCTTTCAAATTGAAGAATATCATCGTCGGTCAAGGAAATTTCTTTAATATTTTTAAATACGTCTCCTCCTTCGCCGGTAACTATGCCCAAATACTCGTTTTGATACGCTTTAAAATTTTGTTTTTTTAAGTATTCGGCATCTTTAAAAAATTGAGTTCCGAGCCATTCTTCTGGAATTGCTTCATAAGTGCTATCATGATATACTCGGCCTTCTTTCTCGTTTTCAGCTTCAACATTTGTCCATTGTAGCTTGTTTGGACTTGGATTATATATAAATAATCCCACTGACTCACCGCCACGAACCAAAGATTGATTTATATTTCTAATCTCGGCCATCCCGTCAAACTGATTGAACTCTTCAAACACTCTATATTTTATATGACCTGTTTCAGATTTAATTGATTTTAATTTTATGGGGTCGTCACATCCAGTAAAATAAATGGTTTGTCCACTTGGGATAAATGTTGCCATTTTAGGGGACTTAATAAACTTCCACAAATGACTTACCCCTAAATGAGAAACACCCCATTTAAACTGGTTAAAAATCGACCCCTCCACAGAAGCCCCAATTTTTCGAAGTACCACCGCATGAGTTAACATATTTTTCATGTAATAATCTTCCATCATCCCAAAAGGGACTACACACCCAGCAAAACTACTTTTACAACTTCCGCGTCCTCCGCGAATCCAGAACTCGCTGTTTTTAACGTCGAGTATTTTGTCTATTAAATTGTGGAATACAGGGGCAGTTTTATCTGTTAGTTTTACATTTAAAGTTTTCATTCTGTCCCTCGAGAAAAGCAAATTTGTTCCTCGACTCTAAGTGTTTCGTTGTTCCATTCCGGGAAGTGTTTAACAAATAACTCCATAGCTTTTATGGATTCTCTAGCCGTGTAAGTGTCTGTTGTATTTTTGCACCTTCGCATTATTATAGTCAATAATGTTAAAACCTCGTCTATATCTGCAATGTCATTTTCTTTCTTTTTTTCTTCCAAAGAATCAGCTAGGTATTTCCTTGACCTATCATCATTTAATAATTTATTCCCTGTCTCTCTAAGTCTTGTTAATTGCTTTTTACTGAGATTCTTATATTTAATCCTATCTTTTAAATTATTTAAATATCCGGCTTCATATGCCGAAAAAACAACATCAAAACAAGACAGATATACATCTAAAAAATATATCTGTCTTGATACCAGTTCAGTCTTTGGCATTAATCACCAGTCCCAACAACATCAATAGTCTTACCGTTAATCATTGCGATGTTTTTTAATGCGTTATCCAAAGCAATTATTTTTTTCGGGAAAAAACTCAACGATGTTTTTTTCCCATCAAACTGAATCATGCCCTGCCATGCGTTTCTATCCGTATTGAATTTTGAGATTACCTTATATTCTTTTCCACAAGTTTTAATTAACCATTCAGTAATTACTGATAAATCAGTAATTACTGTTTTATTCATATCCAACCCATATTTATAAAAATTTTCTGTTTTCTCTGTTTTTTTAGGCGTACTCATATTACAACCCCTTTCTCATTTAACCTAATTAACCCAGCTCTAAACAATATGTCTAAATCTTGTACTGTTATATTATTGTTTTCTGCAACTTTCTGAGCTGTTAAAGATATTTTGTACTTACCAACATCTTTATTTAACAATAAGGAGATTTCCTTATTGTATGATTGCATGTCTGGAATAACATACACTAATTGCTTGTTTTTGTCTATTACTGTCTTTGGATTTCCATCTTCGTCAATTTCAACATATTTTTTTAATATTCTATCACATTGCGACTTTAATAAAGCATTATGATTAGAAAGAACTCTAATAACCCCTAAAATGTCAAGTTTAGCATTTGCCGTTAAATTCCCAAGTTTTGCTAACTTGTCTAATACCATCATGACGTTTTTTATTTCTCCATATTTCATTTTGCCCCCCTTGTATAATATAATTTTTCTATAAGTCCTTTTAAATTAACCTCTGGATGGTCTTTAACAAACTTTATCCATGTATCACTCCACGGAGATACTTCCTTAAGAATATCATCCCATTTTTTATCTTTGCTAGGTTTGTCCCTAGGAACGTATTTCATACCGAAATAATCGCAACATCCTTGTGCTATTTCCTCAGCACATTCTAGTTGATAACTGCTAGACTCCATTAGTGCACGGTCCATTTTATTATCCATAAACCCACATTCTACAAGGCAAGCCGGCATATATGTTTTTCTTAACACGTATAAACCATTGCTAAATAAAAAGAAGTCCGATTTAGCACCCCTATTATTCATTTTAGTCCCCATTAATAGCCTATCTAGCAACAACATTGCCAACCTTTTCCCGGATTTAGAACCATTATGATAATACACTTCTATTCCTTCGGCTGTTTTTTGCCATGAATCACCCATAGCATTATAGTGAATTGATATATATATATCAACATCAGAGTTGTTGGCTATTTTAACCCTTTCAGATAAAGGATTATCTTCCCATCCTGGGGAACAGTCTACGACATCAAAACCACACCTTTTTAAAGCTTCGATAAGTTTTAATTTTGTTCTGTGATTAAATTCTATCTCTTTGTAACCGTCCGGCGAACGCTTCCCGGGCGTTCCTTTTCCGTGCCCTCCATCGACGCCAATTTTTTTCCTAGACATCAAAAATCCTCCTTGCTAGTTGGATTATTTAATACACCAATACTTACTAATATAGTGATAATTATATTAGCAAGGTCTTTTAATATACTTTCGTCTATTCCTATTATGTCATATAACCCCAAGTTTCCCAAGAATCCAAGTATTGCCAAAATTATACTTGACCACACTATAGGGCTTTTCCATCTGTTTTGTTTTTTTTCCATCAAACTCACTCCTTTTTATAAAAACTTTCTAAATCTAATTCTATCACTAGTTTGCCATCTTTGCTGTTTATTTCGGCGATATATCTCCCAGCATCCAATCCATATTCATTTTTTACGTTATTTGGAATTGTTATCCCAAGACTGCCGTTCTGATTCTGATTCCTAATATTTAACAACTCTCTCATTCTAACCTCTCCTAACCTCCTGTTTTATTATAGCATATTGTTATTATACTATAAATATTATATTTTTTATGTTATAATAACATTATAACATAAAAACAGGAGGTCAAACATGGAATTATTAAATAAACTTGAAGGATTTTTACTTGCTATAAGCGTTTTATCTGGATTCGGGGCTACTATTAAGTGTTTGATGGAAAAAAAGCTATATCAAATCGGAGTGATATGGATTATGGTCGCAATTGTTTGTGGGTTAATGGTTAATCCTCAAATATTGCCAAAATTAGGGGAATTAATAATAAAATACCTCTGTGACTTGCTAGAGGTGAAAGGAGTTACGAACTAGAATGGGATATAAA